ATGGAACAGACCATGAATTATGTAAAACCGGAACTGATTGTTGTAGCAGTAGTACTGTATTTTATTGGAATGGGATTAAAACAGTCTCAGACAGTAAAGGATAAGTACATCCCACTTATTTTAGGCGGTATTGGCATTGTATTGTGTGCAGTGTGGGTGATTGCATCTTGCCCGATCAGTACCGGACAGGAGATTGCAATGGCGGTATTCACAGCGATTATACAGGGGATTTTAACAGCTGGATTGAGTACATATGTGAATCAGACAATTAAACAGATTGGGAAAAATGAATAGGATTTAGAATAGTGGGAGAGCTTGGAAACAGGCTCTCTTTTATTGTGCGACATCGCGCAGGAAGGAGAGAAAATATGAGTATTTGTCGTGGAGTAGCAGGAAACA